GGGACTAAAGTCATCTCAATGCCAATCTGCAATCCGTCTAGTTCAGCCCGTCTTTTCGACTCATACTCTTCAAAATCAGCTCTTTCAGCTTTTAAACGTCTAGAGTTTTCATCTAAAGCACTCGTTTGACCAAGGAGAGTAGCTGCCTTCTTTGCAGTTAATTCAACGAACCCGCCTTCAGCGTTTTTGTTCGGTATCCTTAACTTCATATCAGGATTTTGCTCTGCAAATTCAAAGAAGTTTACTGGTTCGTTTGCTCCATCGGAGGACTCTCCATCTTCTTCGCTTACAGTTTCCTCAATTTCACTCGTACCTTCTTCAGGTTCAACTTCCTCTTCGGGAGTAGCCTGTGGGGATTCAGCTTGCGCTTCTTCTTGTCCACCTGGAGGCTCTTTACTGCCAATCACTTGAGGGTTGTTCCGTCTATTGACGGCAATCATCTCAGCAATCTGTGCTTCTGGGCTTCCAGTTTGTTGCGAAACGGCCTGTTCGGTTACGTTTTCCATAGTTTATCCTATTTTCCTAAGTTGTTGCAATTCCTCTTTAAGGCTTAGACCTTTAGTCTTAGACTTTTCCAGTTCTCTTTCCACTTTCACATCTGACAGATGTTCCATAAATTCCGTTCTTTCTATGAAGGTAACGAAATCTCTAATTCCAATGAGGTTGTGTGAGTAGTTAACTCTTTCCTCGTCTGTTTTGCAATCTTCTATCCTGTCCATGATGTAAAACCTATAAAGGTTAAACAACAGAGCCAAATCATTGTTGGCTAGTAATCTTTTAGCGGCTTGAGCATTTTCAATGACCAAAGTCTTCCTGTGGCCTGGAGCTCCTGGTTCTGTGTCTTCTACTCTAGTTCTATGGTTGAAGTAACCAACTATATTTCCAATCAAAGTCTTCATAAATCTCCTAATCTACTCGCACATCAGTTAACTTTCCCTTTTTCATTGCTATAGCATCGAACATATTGTCTACGTCCATTTGCTGAGTTTCTTTAGCCAATTTAGCAGTCTTAGCTTGTACTTCTTGAATAGTAGCTTGGTTAAGAGCCGCTTTAGTTTGGTGTACTTGCTCTTCAGCAGGAGGAGGTTGTTTGGCTTTAGCTTGAGCCATCTTTGCCGCTTCGTCAATGGTTATTAAATAAGCATCGACATGGCGCACACCCAAAACTCTCAATGTATCTTCGTAAGGTCTTCTGGCCTTCTCAAACATCTCAGGAACAGATGGATCTAATTGCATTACAACTTGAGCAAATTGTTGTTGTGCTTGGGTAATCAATTGTTGTCTGGTTAACCTATTCTCATCAGACATAAAGCCAAGACCTAAGTCGATATTGATCATCTTACGGTCAATAAACTTATAGTTTGCCATTGCCTGTGCATCTAGGAATGGTCCACCTTTCTCAGAGCAAACATGAGCCAATTGCTGAATAGAATAGTCATCAGCGTACTGGATCATTGTGTGCCATACAAGATGGATAACGTCTTGAAGGGCTATTGCACAATTTTTAATCATCTCATCTTGAATGAGTTGATTTGGGCCCATAGCAGTCTGGAGTTTGAATCCTGAATTACCATCCTTCATAACTTCTGGGTTCAAAGAGTCATTAGGATTGGTCATTCCAATCATTGCCATATTGTCTTCTTTAAGCGAAGCCATAGCAGAGTCAACATATGCCAGATTTCCTTGCAAAGGTGCAAACTCAAAAACGTGCTTAGTAGGATCAAACTTACGATCAAGTACAAACATAGCACTAACGCCTCGCTGAATCTCTTCAGCATCCACAAACTCAGGATTAACGCCAATCCTGGGAGTAGAGGCTTGCATTGCAAAGCTAAGTTGAGCACGTCTAATCGATGTTGCATATTCTTGAATCGGGACTAACCGCTCTCCAAGTGAATAGCCAAAGAAGTTGCCTGTAATAGGTTTGGGGCACATATTTGCCAAAGGAATAAAGTCAACTTCCTTGACGTACAGAATATAGGATCCTGAATAGCAAACTTCTACGATTTCTTCTTCACCGTCACCATCAACGTCTTTTCTGAGCCAAGCAGTTGTCAACATAACAACTCTGGCGTACCTGTCTGCGCCTTGAGAAGCAATAACACCTTGTCCAGGAACGGGTGTAGAGTCTCTTGCGTGTAGGGCTAAGTCATTCTCTAAAGCACCTGCTTGGTAAGCTCCTGCTGGGCCATATGCTGCATGATCAGCAAAATTTTCCATGTCAATAAAGGGATATTGAACTTTGGCTTCATGGATTGTCATTGGCTCGTAGAAACCAACAAAATCCTGATACATGATCTGTGGGATTGTGGGGTTACACACAAAGTAATGTTGTGCAACGTGCTTGATTCTGATGTTTGTTTTAGTTCCAGTACATTTGTATTTTGCTCTATAAATTGTGTTGTTAGATACTGCTTCTTGCATTTCTGTGGCAGGATCAACTTCTTGTTCTTCTTCTTGCTCATCACCAGGTTGCATGGCTTCTGCCATAGCTTGCTGAAGATTTACATCAACTTTACGCATTTGTTGTCTAAGGGTTTTCAAACCACTCTCAGCAGCTTGCAACTCAAAGGCTTTTAACTGATCCCTAGTTCCTGTAACTTCCTTGTATTGGGTAATGGTTTCACGAACAGGCATTACCATCACAATACCGTTTTTGTGCATCAGAGCATCTTGAGCCCAATCTCGGATTACTTGATACGCACAATTCTTGTTGTTAATGAAATACTTAACCATATCTGTTGCTTGTTCAGCACCGTCTTGATCAGATTCATCAAATCTTTCAAACTCAAAGTTAACCTTTCCATCAGGCATAAGGCACTTAGTAATTACCGCAGTAGCGTAGTCAATACCTGGAGTTACAACTGGATGGATGTAATCTAAACCTCGGATTGGTTCTGTGGATTCAGAAACTGGAATGTTTAGATAGTGGTAGTCAGTAAAGCGGTTGTAAGTATTCTTGGCTTGAGTCAAGCGAAGGTAGTCAACCATTTTCATATAGGCTTCGTGACATACTTTTTCTGCAATGCCACGATTGCCAGAAGGAGAAGCGAGATTTTCGACTACCAAGTTTTGCTTGAATAACATAGTTAACCTTTAGATTCGTTGCAATTTACCTTCAACAACAGGGATTCTACGAGCCGCAAAGGTATTAGCTCTGCTGACTACTGATTCTCCATGTCCTTGAATCAACGCCAATATTCCTATTCTTGCTGAATCTATGTGATCGTCTGGATCACTAAATCTGCCCATTTCATCGATAGCGTAGTTTCTGGCTTCGTCCAAGAAAGCTTTACAGGATTCGTTAACCAGTAACGTACCACGCTCCATCATTAACCTCATTATATTGATTCCGTAGGCTTTGTGGTTAGTTACCTTTCCCTGATCGTTCGCAGGATTGAGGATTGCGCCAGAAATGCAGTTAAGGCCATACGAATCCTCAAATACTTCCCTGACACTTTGTTCCGTAAGCGTGTATCTACCTGCTGTTGCTGCATCATGCGGAAGAGCAATGGGCACGCCTTTGGATTCCTTATCAAGTAGATAGTGAACATATTCGTCAGGCGTTTCCCCTGAAGGGATTGTGATCTGCCTGTGAAGATAGATAATTTCGTTAATTGCGTCTCTAAAAAAGAACGAGATAACGGTTGGGTCATTTTTAATTCCTAAGTCAAAGCTAATCAATCTCTCTAACTTTTCATTGCTTCTTAAATCATAAGCATCGGCTTTGTAGATAGGCCATTCCAGCAAAGGAAACACTACGCCTTTGCCAATCAAAGGTATACCGTTCATACGGCACTCACGCTCCCAGGGCATAAAGTCTCTGGCTAACTGTTCTCTTTCTTCAAGAGGAAAGAAGGGCTCACCCCATTCGTTGACAAATGGAACATCATCCCATCCGACTCTGACATGGGCATAACCATCGACTTGATCCCAGAACTTACGAACCAACCCTGACATACCTTTGAGCGGAGTAAATGAGCAAATAACTTGTCCGTTTCTTGATGCCGTTCTAACGACAAGCTCGGAGAAGGTTTCATCTGGCGGTTGCTCGTCAAGAACAACGAGATCAAGCTCAAATCCTTGTAGATGTCTAACTTGTTGTGTATAGTTCGAGAAGTAAAGTTTGGACTTCCCTCCTGAAGAATGCCAAACTTCCATTGCAAGAACATTTGCACCATCCGAACGGATAGATTTAACGTCAATAAGTTCTCTAGGTATAGCACCAGAACCAATGCGATAACTTTGTTTAATGTCATCACAACCCAAGAGTTTGCTTTGGAGAGTTTTAGCCACCTGTTCCCAAGATTCACCTGAGCACATAGCAATGATGGGAGATTCATATATTTTTCCTTTCCAATGAGGAGGATACTTGCCTGTCAAATGAAAGGCAGTCTCATAGGTAGAAGCTATCGTTTTTCCACTTCTGTTTGCAGAGATCATTCCTCGTCTGGTAAACCTGTTACCGAGTTCAAAGAATTTAGTCTGATAAGAGAAGGGTTTAAACCACTTCATCTGGTTGTATTGCATATCTTCCGCTATCTTGTCGGTAGCGATACGCATAGCCTCAAATTGTTCTTTAGTAAACTCTTTGAGCTTTTTCTTACCACCCGCAAGGTTTATAAGGTGCTTTAAAGCCCTAGTTTTGTAGAGTGGTGAAACAAAGTTACTGGCTTCACTTTTTGCCATAGGAATCTCTGATTTCCAAAAAGAGTTTTGCGCTTACGGCAAGATAATGAATTTCTAAAGGAGAAAGACTTTGTATATCTTTCTTTAAAAACTCAAATACTTTACGGGCACAAAACTCTGCTTGGTTACCTAGACGATTATCGAAATCATCTTTTTCGTATTGCATTACGCCCAAGGGTCAGCAATGTTTTTGGCAGATACTGAAACAATGTTTTTGTCGATCAAAGGCCAAATGTTTGCACCTTTTTCCCCAATACAGTATGTGTAAATACCCCTACCTTTTTCAGTAAATGATCCATCTGCTCTACGAAGAATAATTTCTTCAGTACGGGGATCTAACCAGGAATACTTTTCTGGTACTGTTTGACCAAACTTGTTAATCCTTGATCCTACAGCAATCATTTCTGTTGGGCCCATTACTTGATATGTAATTATTCCGTTGTCGTATTTACGAAACATAATCTGACATTTACGATCAGACTGTGGATCAAGTGGGTGAGGCATATTAGTAGCCCCAAAATGATGGATTTCTGAAGTTTCAGGAGGAAGATCAGCGCCCCTTGGAGGAGGGAATGGCTTCTTCT